AAAAATGCTATCGTTCATTACTACTACAACCGTTATTGCTTTCGCTGCTGGTCTTGTTGTTGGATGGAATGTTCTACCACAGCCACAGTTCGTAAAGAATCTTTGGTCAAAGTATGTAACTGGTCCAAGCAACTAATAATATTTAAATCTGGATATATATGTATCCAGAACTGAACCTGAATACCGCGATAGTGACGGTCGAAATGTCAGGCAACATTGGGATCAACCCGTGCGATCCCTAAATTATTAATTATTATGGAAATAGTATGTCTTTTTATGAAGATTGTTCTAATGATAAATCTTTAAGTGTCATAGCGGGGCCTTGTGTATTTGAATCCAAGACACACGCTATTGATATGGCAAATATACTAAATGATATATGTAAAAATTATTCTATAAATTTTATCTATAAAACTTCCTTTGATAAAGCAAATAGAAGTTCTGGAGATTCATTCCGAAGTGTGGGATTTGACGAAGCATTTTACGGAATGAATGCCGTCCGTGAGACTGGTATTCGCGTACTCACGGACGTTCATGATGTTTGGCAATGTTCTTCTGTCTCGGCAGATATTCTTCAAATACCAGCCTTTCTTTGTAGACAAACTGATTTGCTTGAAGCAGCAGCACAATCAGGCAAATCAGTAAATGTAAAGAAGGGCCAATTTCTTTCTCCAAATGAAATGGAAAACGTAGTTAAGAAACTAGAATCTTTTGGATGTAAAGAGATTCTATTGACTGAACGCGGAACAACATTTGGTTATAATAATCTTGTCGTTGATATGCGTTCTCTTGACATAATGAAGAAACTATGTTATCCTGTTATATTAGATTGTACTCACGCAGTTCAATTGCCCGGTGGTATGGGAACAAGTTCTGGCGGACAACGCGAATTCGTTAATACGATAGCAAGAGCAGGAGTTGCTGTTGGTATTGCTGGAGTGTTTATGGAAGTGCATAATGATCCAGACAATGCTCCCTGTGATGGACCAAATATGCTCACTATTGAAATGTTTGAAAGACTTATAAATGATTTAGTTGAATTAGATAATCTAACAAAAAGGCAATTAAACAATGGGCAATATTCAAGGAAAAATTTGGGGTGATACCTCAATTCTTATTCAAAACTCAAATGTAGAAGTTCACAAAATCCATGCTAATGCAGGATTCAGATGTTCGGAGCATAAACATGCACATAAATGGAATGCTTTTTATGTTGAAAAGGGCGTATTGGAGATTCACATTAAGAAGAACGACTACGCTCTCACTGATATCACGACTCTCAGAGCAGGCGACTTTACTAGTGTTCGTCCTGGTGAGTATCATTTCTTTCTTTGCCGTGAAGACTGTACTGCATTAGAGATTTATTGGCCAGAACCACTGTCTGAAGATATTCAGCGGCGTGATCATGGACAGAATGTAACAAGTTTATCAGACAGTGTTGCTAAAAATGTAGAAGCAAATACTTTTATGATAACATCAACTCCAACTAAGATAACAAATCCAGACGGAACCGTTACAACAGAATTTAATAATTTTACTATCAATCGTACATGAAATCGCCGTGTAAAAAGATATGTAAAATCGGTGACGATGGAAGATGTATAGGTTGTAATAGAACTCTTGAAGAAATAAGAGATTTTGGAATAAAGGCATTGGAAATGAACAATATACAAAGCATAGTAACATCAAATTCTTTTTGTAGTCTCGTTGAAAGAAATGTTACTGAAAAGTCTATGACATATATTGAATCTATTACAGCAGTATGCGATGAGCGTGGAATAGATTATGAAAATGTCAGTAAACTTTTAACACCTACTATGAAAAAGATTCTTCAAGCAGAAGCAATGCGTTTAAATCTTATTAGATCAAAGAAGCCAAAACTTAGAATATAATATGGAAGGATTTGAAACTTACAGAAAATATCTGACACTTCGCGCACACTTTACTTCAAGTTATGATTATTTTAAATATGGTGGAAAATCTAAATCAGCAAATCTTGGAAGTTATCAAAAGAGAACTGATACTTATTTTTTCCGCAAACTTGAACGAAGATATTCAGAAGAAGAACTAACAGAATTTTTTGTAGCAAATTTTATATCAGCAAAAGGCGGTAAATGGATTGGAGAAATGTCTTCAATTCATGCTGAAAAAGTATATCGTGAATGGCTGAAGAAAAAGGAATCATTTAGTTATTTCTTTAAAGAAGATTTATTAAAGATAAAAGATCAAGGCAATATTGATGATGCCTTTAAAGTATTAAAGGGAGGGCATCCTACAATTTTAAAAATGTTTATCGGTAATAAACTAAATGCTGAAACACTAATCGCTTTAGATATTGTTACTGATATATTGAATAAATGGAACAGACAAATAACTGATACTATTATTTGGCCTGACATTTATAATGCGCTTATAAAATATAAGCCGTTTCTAACTTACGATAAGACTAACATCAAAAAACTTATGATGGAAATACTACTTGACAAGACTAAATAAAGATGTTATATATTATCATTATATTATGATTATGTGGACAAGAAAACATACACAAACATACGGAGAATATAAATGAACGATACTTTTACAGCACTAAAGTCCTCTCGCAATTCCTCACTAGAGAGACTTACAAAAGAAATCAATAAACTCACAACACAGTCATCGTCATCACAAAATGATGATCGTTTCTGGCAGCCAGAAGTAGATAAGGCTGGTAACGGTTATGCTGTTATTCGCTTTCTACCAGAAACTAAGGGAGAGGATCTTCCTTGGGTTATGATCTGGTCACATGGCTTTCAGGGCCCAGGCGGTTGGTATATTGAAAACTCTCTAACAACTCTGAAGCAGACTGATCCAGTATCAGAACTGAATTCAAAGTTATGGAATTCTGGTATTGAGTCCGATAAGGAAATTGCCAGAAAGCAGAAGAGAAAGCTAACTTATATTTCAAATATCTATGTTGTTTCTGATCCTGCTCATCCAGAAAACGAAGGTAAGGTTTTTCTTTACAAGTATGGAAAGAAGATTTTCGACAAGATCAACGAAAAGATGAATCCAGAATTTGCTGATGAAAAGCCAATGAATCCATATGATTTCTGGAATGGCGCTAATTTCAAGTTGAAGATTAGAAATGTTGCTGGTTATCGTAATTATGATAAGTCAGAGTTTGATACTCCAGCTCCTCTATTTGATGATGAGACAAAGCTTGAGACTGTTTGGAATAGTCAGCACGCACTTAAGCCATTTGTTTCGGCATCAAACTTCAAGTCTTATGACGAACTAAAGGCAAGACTTGATCGCGTTCTCGCTGAACCTACTAATGCGAAGAAGCAGGTTGAAGAAGATCATGGTGAAGAAGATAGTCCACCATGGAAGAATACAGCCGAACCTAAGGTCGGTAAGACTGCTTCTCCAAAGTCAAAGGCAAAGGTAGCAAATGCCGATGCTGAAGACGAGGACATGGCATTCTTTGAGAAGCTTGCTGCTGAAGACTAAAATTCCCCCAGTCGCCCAGAGAGAAAGAGGGAGCCAAAAGCTCCCTCTTTTTTTATGCTACGCTATTTGAAAAATATCTAGTGTCTTCATTATAAAGATATCTGTTTGGCTGATATGTTGCAAAAAATTGTTGTGATTGTCCTAACATAGGATCGGCTTCTATTCTTCCACCTAAATTTGGTCTAGATGCTTCTCCACTTACGCTAGAAGATGACATATAACTTGTAGTATCAATATTTGTTGGTGCTAGTGACGATACCTTGTGTCTATCAAAAGTAAGTTGATCCAATTTATTTACATTATTATTAGGAGCAATTTGTCTCTGATTATAATACATAGGAAATCCTACAGAAGCAGAAACTCCATCGCCTAACTGTGCCGTATAATTTCCCGGCGTTGGTCTTGATGGTATATCGGCACCACCTGATTCATTTTTAATCGTTGCTGTGATGTTTTCTCCTGAAGGAGTAGTTGTATCAGGAGTTGGTATTCTTCTTGATATTTCATTTTGTGTTTCTCTTGCTGTCGCACGATTAATTGCTTCACGGCCTTGAGGTCCTCTTAATCCAAAAAATCCTGGAAATTGACTGGCTTCTGGACTTGCATTAACTCTGTTTTGAACAGCCGCATTAAATTCTGCACTAGGAGAAGCTACTTGAGAAGTATTATTATCTACTGTATTTTTAGTTTGATTTAACTTCTTAGCGTATTCATTTACATTTTGTTGAGAAACAATATCTCGTCTTAGTCTTGTAATATCTTCCCAACTAATTCCAGTATCTACTCTAAGAGCAGCATTTTCTCTAATTAAATCTTTTTCAGTTTCTGGTAATTTATTATCAATAGATAAATCTCCATCTTTCGCACCAGATAGAATACTGTCTTTTAATAATCCACGCTGTTTTAAAACAAGTTGTTCTTCTGAACTTGCAGTTTCGCCTCCTTTGTCTTCTTCTGCGCTCTTAGCTTTAGAAAGCTTATCTACTTCCGTTTTAATTTGTTTTTTCACTTCTTCCCATGATTTGTTTTGTAGCAATTCTCCTGCTTTACTTTGAAATGTCATTTTTTCTTTTTCAGAAAGTTTATCAATACCAAGAGTTCTATCAAATTCGCCATTCATAACTTTTTCTATAAGAACACTTTTTGTTAATTCTTGTTTTGTTCCACGAGTGCCTTCGTATCCTTGAGTCCGTCTTTTTCTATTAAATTCTCTTAATTTTTTTTCATATTCTTCTGGTGATATTTCTTTTCCTTCTTTATCGGTCATTTTACCAGTCCAAGGATCAAAGTCTTTAATTCCCATATCAGTTCGACGCTTCTCTTGTTCTTTTGAAAATGCATCCATAAATTTATAAATTGCAGTTCCAAGAGTAATGGGAAGAAAAAATCTACCTAAAATTGGTAAAAGTCTAGGTAAAAGTTGACGTATTAAATTTCCTGTTATTCCGCCAGTGTCGCCCGTGGGTTCTCTTGTTACCGGACTTTCTGGTGATGGAGCTGGTGCAGCAGAAACAGGAGTGATATTTCCGCCGGGCGCAGAAGCTTTTCTAAAAATAGATTTAATATCATCTTTTAATGTTTCAACTTCATTCAAGAATGACTTATGTCCTCTTGTCATTAACTTCTCAGATGTTTGAATGTTTTTTGTTAATACAGTATATTGTTTTGACAGTTTTTTTGATTCACTAAAAATATTAGTAAGTTTTGTTGTTAAACTATTAAAACTTTTTAGAATACCAAGAAGCATAGACTTGGATATCATAATATATTTTTCGTCTTTAGGTTTATCTGCTCGTTCTACTTTTTTAACTTCTTTCTGTTTTGCTATAGTAGATATAGTCTTGTCTTGCGGAATATCTATTCCTAAAGCAGCAGCAATTGCAGCAGGAGCAAGTTTTCCTTGATCGTCAATAATACTTCCATCAGGCATTTTATAATATTTTGTATTGGCTATGTTGCCAACTCGAATGCCGCCTTTTGGTTTTTTACTCTTATTAAGATTTGATATCATTTTATTGTCCTAATATATTAGAAATTGCTGATCCCGCTATTGCTGCGATAGGACTATTTCCTTGTTGAAAACTACGAACAATGTGAGAATGAAAATCGTTTCTCATTAAAGTATTGGTTATAACATATGGTACAACTTGTGGCATGTCTCGCATTCTATTGTTTATTGTTGAGGCAATATTTAAATTTTTTCCTGTTTTATTTTCTTCTGCAACATTTGTTACGTTTGCTCCTCCTCGAGGAACTTCAACATGCATATGATTATAATGTCCCGCTGATCTCCATAATACAGTATATCCTTTTGCTCTTAATTGTTGTGCTATTTCATCAAACTTTGGTCCCCATACTTTATCATTTGCTTCAACCATTCCATGTCCTACATTCACATCGATGGCTCGACCCTCGTAATGTCCTCTTCCTCTATGTACAGCATTAACTTTTCCAAATGCTGGATTTTCAGAAACTCTTATACCTTGACTTTGTAACCACTTGCCTATAGCAACAATATCACCAGAAGGAACATCTCCAGGCTTAGCGACTTTTTCTGGAGTTCCTGCTTGAGTTATGTTTTCTTTTGGTGTTGTTCCTTGAACAGACGCAGCAACAATATTTTTTGCTACGGCATCTGCTGAAGATTGTTGTCCTGTTCCTGATTGAGCTTCTGTCGGTCTATTTGTCCCTTGAGCTTCTTGAGGAGCAACACCAGACATTATTCCATTCTTACGAGCGTATTCTGCTCCTAATCGAGTTATATTAGCAACTCCGCCTCTATCTCTAACAGCATACCATGGACCACTTTCTAATCCTCGTGATCCTCGTTGTTTCATTATCTCTAATGAAAAATCGACTTGTTGTTTCCAATTGCTTGCATTAGGAGGTGTTCCATATCGTTTTAAAAATTCTGCTGCCATTCCTCCTGGAGCAATCTTTGTTGGATCAGCAGAACCAGAAAATAATTGATATGGTCCGAAAGAATATCCTCTACTATCTCTATTTCCAAATGTTGGAGAATTTATTGTATTATTATTTAATCCTTCCCATGCTGCTATGCCAAGAGCTAGATTGGGATCAACTCCCATAGCCTGCGCTTTAGAATAAATGTATTGTGAAATTTCTTTTATTTGTGGAGAACCGCCAGGCATACCAGCACCAGTTTGTGGTGCAAGACGACTTGGTTCTCCAGCACCTAAAGCTGCTCCTGTGTAAGTTGTTCCTGATTGAACCGCGGCGGTAACAGCTTCTTTTGCCACGGAAGTATATTCATTTTCTGTTGCTCTTCTAGCAAGATATTTTGTATTAAAGTTTGCATCAACTTGTACCCATTTGAATCCTGCTTTATTCGCAACATTACCTCCATACGTTTGTATGGCTACAATTCTTCCGTTTGCGTCTTTTTTTACAGCATTAATAAATTCAACATGTCCTCCAGGAGCAACTCCTACAATTCCTCTATGTGATACGAGAACATCACCGCGTTTTAAATCTTGAGGATCTACTTGTTTTCCCCAGTTTCTAAAACTAAGTGCAATATTTGATCCAGTACCTTTAAGTCCTGCTTGTGCTAATGAAGAGTTCACAAATGCCGCGCACCAACTAGTAGTTGCTGGATCTAATCCTGATCCGCCTGTTTGTAAATATTTTATTAGTTCATTACGATTTCCCTGTTCATGCATTCCTTGCACTTTTAATGCATTATCTAACGCAGCAACATCTAATGGTTTATTATTTTTTATGGCATCGGCAATAATTGTTTGAGCATTTGCTGCTGTATATCCTGCTCCAGGAACTGTTCCGCTACTTGCTGCACCACCACCAACACTTACGTTTTGTGGTCCACCAGCGGAAGAAGTAGTTCCTGTTTGCTGTCTTGATATTCCAGCTAAAGCACCAAGGCCTGCTCCTATACCAGCGCCAACTGCTGTTTTTGCTGCCCATCGTGCTACAGAAGAACTAACTATAGATTTTTTTGGTGCCGCCGCCGCAGGAGTAGCGGGCACAGGTGCTGGTGAAACTGGCTTTGGTTTTTTTGTAAATAAAGAAAATAATCTACTTTTTCTTTTAGCTGCTGATTGAGTTGGACGAGTTTTAGCCAATTGTTTTATTGCAGAAACTTTAGGCGCAGCTTTAGAACTTGGAACTGATTTTTGTGATTTTCTTTGTTTTGTTTTACCGCCAGACTTTGTTGCAGCTTTTGTGCCTGTAAAATATTCTTCAATACTATCTCGGATAACTCCTATAGTATCTAAAAGTTCATTTAATTTTTCATCATTTAATTGTGCAAGATCGTCTAATGCCGAAGATGTATTTGTTGTTATACTTGCAGCTTTTATTTGATTTTCATGTAGTTGATTTGTTATATTACCTATAAGCTTTGTATTTGTTTTTATTGCTTGTAATATTTCTTTTTCTGTGCCTTTAACATTATCTATAG